CCCAGTTTCATCACTGGGATTGATTATGGCTTGTCTTGCTTTATGTGGCGCCGAAGAAAGTATTGCATCTATTGAAAAGTGTGATTTGAACAAAAACGAGGGCTTTAATAATCCGGAATGGGGAGTGGGTAGTACCGGCACTCCGATGGATAGCGTACACCGAGTATGGGCCAATACCATATCATCCAGAGGCTACATCATTCCAATAGATTATGAGGGGCTGGAGGCTTCGTATTTCCTCAGTAGTGATCAAACTTTATGCGAAGGTGACTTCAGCACAATAGCCAATAACCGGGTAATGCACAAATGCCGTAGAGCAATGTGTACGGCACTTATCCCGTATGTCAACAGCAATCACATTTACATTCCAGGCACCCACAACATTAGTGCAACCTCTATCGCAATCATAACAGACTCTATCAATACCATTCTTGACTCTGTAATGAGAAATAAACAAGGTCAAAATCAGATTAATGGCCGTGTTGTAACATTCTTAGAAAATGATGAGATTCTGGAAAATGATTCAATCTCTATGAAACTGGAAATTGGTCCGGTCAATTATAGCGGATTCCTTTCGGAAGAAGTCTCACATGACATAAATTAAGATATTGTAGGTTTAAGCGTATCAAATAAACTACTCGCCCCAGGTCAGTAAAACGACTTGGGGCTTCTCTTTGACTATTAATAGGTAGCAAATCATTAAGCATTACTACCAATGGCAGATTATAAAGATTACATCGTCAGGTATGACATTATTGCTGATGTAACCAAGGCGGCCGAGGGGCTTCAATCTATTGCGAATATCGCAAAGGAATTTGAAGGCCCAATGAATACGCTTAAAACTGCGATCACTCAGGTTAGCCAGTCGGTATATCAGCTCAAACAAAACTCGCAAATGACATTTGCACCGAAAATTGATGTAGGTGCTTTTAATAATCAGTTGCGAGCTATGGTGACACAAGTCCGTAGTGCCGCCGCCGAAATGCACACAGCAATATTCCAGGCTCTTTCAGGAAACACTGCTGGTACAAAAGTAGCTCAAAAAGGTATTGGTTCTGCTCTTGGTGGAACCAGATCAGTTGCAGCCATAAAGAAGGATATTGAGGCGTATAACAAAGAGTTAGATAAACTCTTAGGTACACCTAAAAAAAATAAAAATGGCAGCGTTGTAAGAGGTCGTGATGGTCTAATCCAGATGAACAAAAATGGATTAGCAAAAGCCACAGCTCAACAGCAGGCAATTTACCAAGAGAGACTTACAAACTTAGAGGCTCAAAAAAGAATGTATCAGCAGCGTATTCAGCAGTGTAAAGCTGAACTTGCTGTTGCAGAAAAACTTGAAAAGGAAACAGCCGCACAACAAGCAAAGGCTGCAAAGGCTCAATCAAAAATTGCAGCTACCCCTACTTCTAAATCAACTGCCGCATCTCAGCCGGCAAAACTCACCAATGTCACTCCAGCCGTTATCCGAGAATGGAAGAAAGCATTTGGTGATGCAAAAAGTAAGGCTCTTACAGTTAACATCAGAGGCAATGCCACTGGTGCTGGTGGCGCATTGACCGTTATAGAGCAAATCCAGGCTTCACTAAAGGCTTTACAATCACAAGGCACATTCAATATCAATCCGATACTGAATACTGAAGGATTTGCCGCTGCTGAAGCTCAACTCACACGTCTTGCCGGCCTAAGTGCTGCTGTCGTTGCTCCATTCACTCCTAAAGACAACAAGACTAAAACTGGTAAATCATCCAGTCTTGTTTCTGCTCTTACCAAGGATGAAAAGACTAAGCTCACAAATGCTCAAAAGCAGATTAAGGTCTGGAATGATAAAATCGCTCCTATCCAGTCTCGTCTTGATGCAAATCGAGCCATTCCAGAAGATCAGCGTACTCCCGCGATAAAAGGGCAAATTACTCGTGATACTAAAACGCTTGCGGCATATCAGGCTAATCGAGCAGAACAAGAGAATATTGTCCGAACTCTTCAGGGAAAATCTACCGCAGCGGCACAAGCAGTTACAAAAACTGTAAAACCTCTGGCTCTTGATATTGTAGGCAATCTCTCAAAAATCAATGTTACAGCCAAACCCCCGGTAATATCAGTTGTAGGAGAAATCACTAAAATCCAAGGTAAAGTTGCAGAAGCTATCCCGGTCAATGTAAAAATAATGGCCGATCAGGTGGCTGCATCTGTAAGATCAATTCCTGCACCAACTTTGGATGTTAGGGTAAACTTATTAACTGATAAAGCCCAGCAGCAGTTACAAACCTTAGCCGCACAACAAGCAAAGGCTGCCCCCAAACCAGTAAAAAGCACTGGTGCTGCCACCTCAACCACACCACACCCCAAAACGAGTGTGGTTGGCACTACTGTTGCGCCCACAGCAAAGGAAACACCAGTTTCTACTCCAGTTAAAGGAAAGAAGTCAGGCACTACAACTCCTATAACTGCAACGATTGATACCAAAGACATAATCAGTCAAATCAAAAGCATCCCACGTCAGACCATACCCGTTGCGGTTAAATTGATGTGGGAGAAGGGTGTTATTGGCCGACAGGAACAAATTAAAAAGATGGCCGGCAGTATTCCTCCCATCAAACTTAATTTGGATATTACGCCGGCAATCGCAAAACTGGAGGAATTTATTACAGCTGTTAAGGCTGCCAGTCCTCAGAATATCAATCTCACTGCTTCTGGTGTAGCTGGAGGCGCCGCTGGTCAGGCTGGCACAACTCCAAAGACTGCTGGTGTTGGTGTTGCTCAAAAGAGTGGTAAGCAGGCAGGACACACGGGCCATCAACCTTTGACTCCAAGACAATATAGAGATCAACTTGGAGCACATTTAGCCAAGGGTGGTATACTTCCTTCAAATTATGCAACTCAGATTGCAGATCAACAACGAAGAAGGGCGTGGCAGCTTGACCAAATGAAGCGAAATGCAATGGCTGCTTTTGCTCAAAAAACGCCTTATGAGCTTGCCGAAGAAGAACGATTAAGAAAATTAGCTCCCACTACTGCTGGAACAGGTAAAAATAAAGTTGCTTGGGGCTCTTCAGCTCCGGCAGCTCACACTGCGCCTAATGGATATAAATGGGTTAGAGCTAACGATCTTACATCATATCTTAATCCTGAACAACAGCAATACCTGGCAAAACTCAGGGGAGATGAAAGTAATGCGCGAGGAAACGTAGCACGAATCCAGTCTCAGATTGCTCGTAGCACTGGGAAGTCTAATGCTCGTTTGGAAGCGGCAAAGACACAATATGCAGCTATCCAAAAGCAAATGGAGCCATATTTGAAACAGATGGCACAGCTTGAGGAAATGAAAAAACCGCTTCTTTCTTTGAAAAAGCCTAATAAAAATCAAAGAAGCGCCATTGCCAGAATAGAATCCTCCCAAGCCGCACTACAATCTCAAATTGACCAATATCGTCAGGCACAAGCCCCATTCGCTAATGCAATTCAGCATGAAACAGCATTGATGGCTCGATATGGTACGATGTCAAGTAATGCTCTTTCTGCCGCTACTCAACAACATTCTTCAGCGCGAGCTGCTGTATCAAGATATACAGATGGCTGGAAATTGGCTCAAATAAATCCCAAGGGTAAGCCAAGTGAGTCTAATATTCAGAAAGCTGCTCGTTTACAAGCTCAGGCTCAAAATGCGATGTTGCCCTTTGCCCAAAACAAAGAGCAACTGAATATGCTCACCAAACATCGTCGTTACTTCCGTCAAGCAGTAGCGACCACTGGTATTATGCCCACTCCGGGAATGGAGGCTCCACAAATGCTGAAATATCTGCAAGGAGTATCAACTCAGATGCAGAAAGCAAGTGTGGCGGTGCCTTGGACGTTGCAAAGTCAAATCAATAAACTTGAAGGCGATGTAGCTAAGACCAATGGTGTCGGCCAGCCCACACAATCTCGCGGCACTGGTATGGTGCCTATGCGAACTGGGCAGCCAAAACCATTCTTTGACCGTTCTCGTAGGTGGGCATATCCATTTACGGGCCAGACTTCTTTTGGTGTTCGCACACCTATGGCTGTGGATATGGCCAAGGGTATGGGCGTGATGTTTGCGATTGGTGGTGCAATGTCAGCAATCGGAAGCTCATTCAGTCAGGCTATGGAGTACCAGAACACAATGCGCACTACCCAGGCCATACTTCAGAATGGTACTGACACTTACAGTCAAAATTCATTCAAGAATATGGAAGCAACTGTGCGTAATGTTGGTGTCAAGACAAAATTCTCTGCTCCTGAAGTTGCCAGTGCTGCTCGTTTTCTTGCTATGGCCGGTTATGATATAGATGCAATTAATGCAGCGATTCGACCTATCGCAGACCTTGCTCTTATCGGAGATTCTGATTTGGGCGAGACTGCCGATAAGATGACCAATATTATGACCACCTTCCAGATTGCTCCTGATCGTATGCGTGAGGCAGCAAATATTATGGCTACAACCGCTACTCGATCTAATACCGACCTTATGATGTTGGCCGAGTCAGCAAAATATGGTGGTGGTGTGGCAAATATGTATGGCCGTAATGACCCCAATCTTTTTGCCGATACGATGGCATTATTTGGTGTCATGGGTAATGCTGGTATTCAGGCTTCATCTGCTGGTACTGCTCTCCGTATGATGTATCAGAACCTCTTTAAGCCAAACAAAAATCAGAAGGCAGTTCTGGATATGATGAAACAAAGCTACGGGATCACTACCCTCAAAGAAGATGGTAGTTATCGTGCTATGTCCGACATCTTAATCGAAATGGCCCAGCGCATACCTGAAAATCAAATGGCCTCTATTGTCGGTAATCTTTTCCGAATCACTGCTCAACCTGGCGCCGCTGCAACCTTACTTGCCGCTGCCGGTGGCGATAAAGGGGTTGCCGAAGAGATTGGGACTGGTATCGAAGCTGTGTCGAACAAGATGAGTAGTAAGGCTGGTCTTAGCTCTCTTGTATCTCTTATGCTGGCAAACCGTAATTCCGTCAATGGAAATATCTCTGGTGCTATTGCAGAAGAGAAACAGAACACCATATCAGGTCTGTGGGCACAAGTCACATCAACATTTACTGAAGGCATTGTTCAGGCGTTTGAAAATCGTCAAGGTGGATTTGAAGAAATGTTGAAAAAACTAAGAGACTACCTTGCTAAACCCGAAACAATCCAGATGATGCAGAACCTTCTCGATTTAATCATTGAGATAGGCAAAGTTATGGCGTGGTTTGTCAAGATATGGGCCTCTCTCTACAATGCAGCTCCCGGACTTATCAAATTCTGGATCACATTCCAAATGGGTATTACCCAGATGGGTGCGCTCATTGCTCCTATCATATCTTTGATTGGTGTATTTGACCGTCTCAAAGGCTCCATCATGGCTTTGGCCGGCATATCTGCTGCCGGAGGCACAACAATGACACGCAATGTGGCCGGTCGGGTTGTTGCTGGAGGTGCGGCAAACGCTGCTATAACAAACGCTCCATTCATAGTTGGTTCTGGTAAGTGGGGCACAAACAAGGTTATCCGAGGCAATATCGCTACCAGAGCGCATAATGCTATGGCGGCAAACGCTATATTGGCCGGAGAGTTAGCTCTTAGTGGAGCGAACAAGCGAACTACATTGGCCGCGCTCAATAAAGAGACACGCCAGCACTATGCAGCAGTGCGTGAACGAGCCGTGAGAATGTATGGCTCGGCCAGAGCTGGGCGTGCTTTCCGAGCTGCCGCAACCGCTGTGCCAACTATGGCTTCATTCGCTCCGATGTTTGGTGGACTGAAGAGTATGCTTATGGGATTACTTACTGGATTGGCCAAGGCCGCCGGATTCTTGGTAAACCCTGTAACATTGGCTGTTGGTGCTGTGGCTGGACTTGGATATGGTCTCTATAAGCTCAAACAGCGCATAGATGGCACCTCTGAAGCCCAGCAACGTGCAAGAGTACAGGCCAACAAAGCTGCTGATCAAACCCATCGAGAACTTACCAAGGAAGGTCAGTGGTATCAGGATATGATGAATGAGAATATTCCTGAAGCTGCTCCTGTAATATCCAGTATTAACACTACTCAAATCGAGAAATATAATGCGGATAAGCAGAAGTTCAATCAACTTTATGCGACAATTTTTAATGATTTCTCAAAAGATGCAAGTAAGCAGTCAATAAATGATGTTACGACCAAGTGGAAGAATGTCATAACTGCAAATCCAGCTTATTCTCTCGCTATCGGTAATGCACGGAATTATGACTTCTCTAAGAAGCATAAGCAAATGGAGTACAACCTTCATAATGATGCAAGCAATCTTGGTATAGCATTGTGGAATATGTGGCATGCCGATGAAGATACGGCCATAAATCAACGCAATGGTATGGTTCAGGATGCACTTATGATCGAAGGTGCAAATGACCTCCGTACTCAGCAGGCCATACGAGAGATTGCGGAACTCCGTCAAAAGTATCTTGCTGGAGAGACCACATATAAATCTGAAATCGAATATCAGCAGGCAGCCTTTGCCATAAGAGACAGATTCATGTCTCAGTTCACTGCTAAATTGCCTTCTGCCGGAATGACACCTGAACAATTCCAGCAGACAAGCAACCGTAGTGTTTATGACCAGTATCAGTTAGGTGCGCAAAACCTTCTTGATGCAACTATCAATGGTCAAATGGGTACCTTGGTGGGAAAAATGAACGCTTATCAGTGGTTGTCAGATGCAGAGAATCGCGCCAAGTTATACACTGATGAATGGTATAACGCAATCTCCAATATCATTGGTGATTATCACGTTATATACAACGCCGTTTCAGCTGATGGGCAGCAGCAAGCCAATATTGAGTTAATGCTTTCCACTCTTCCGAATGGTCAGTTGAACTTCACGAATATCTTAGATCAAATCCGGACCAAGGTCACAAACTTTAACCTGACTCTTCAAGGGTTCACCGACATTATCGGAACTGCATATAAGATGATGGCCGAAGCTGGAATCATTGACATTAGTGATGCAAATAATCTGAAAAATCAAATCCGTCATCAACTTAATGGTGCTAAATACGGAGATGAAACTCCCAGACAATACTATGCTCAATGGATTGCCAATAATTCCAATTCAGAATGGGTAAAAGCTGGTATCACTGAAAAGCAGTATGTGGACTTTGTGATGGGCAGATCCGGCAATACGATTAATCTTGGTAATCGTGTTGTGACACGTTCCGGAGAGCAACAGCAGATGTATAGCAACATCTCGCGCAAAACTGCCAATACCATCATTGAACAGAACAAACACTTGACGGAAAAGGCAAAACAGTTTGGAAACAACAATTCTGGCACTCAGAATACTCCGACCTCAACACCAACTCCGGCTCCAGCGAAAGACCAGCAAGCATACGCTTCTCACTATGATAGAACTGCGGCAAGACCCACTCAGGTTGTATTCAACATTAACAATCTGGCTAATTTTGACCGAACCACAGTGGCCTCCAGTGCTGAAGAGCGTGATTTGATTGCGACAATGGAAGATAGAATAGCGGGAGCTGTCTATCAGATGTTTGCCGAAGCCTCAAATCAGGCTCAGCGAGTAATGGATCTTACATAATCGTAATGCCGCCAAGTACCGAAAATTTGTCGGGAAAGGCGGCATTTTCATTTTCTCATCACAACACTATTATAGAGTATGAGTACAAGTCTAAATAACCTCGCAATAACATCCACCGGCAGTGCAATGGCTTCTACAATGGGGGCCTTGTTCAATACTTTACAGAGTAAAATTGCCAATGGTGGTAGAGATAGCAACTGTAAATTTTACTACAAAGACGGCGCCGGAGGCTCACTACTTCAAGTAGCAGTCAAAGGGGTTGTCCGGGGAGCTGTATCTGAATTGAAAAATGAAGCGGTCAATGCTTTTAACTCCCTTCTGAATGGTAAGCGAACAAAAGATACTGTCGGTGCAGCATGGGTAGAGTCTGAACTGAAGAAACAAGAAGTTGAGGCTAAGGAATACGGTATGATGCAGGTCGATGGTGGAACCATATACGCCTTGGATGATTGGGGTGGTAAAGCTCCAGAGGCATTGATGTTGGGTATTGAACTTGATCAAAGCATTACTGTCACTCAGAAATTCCCAGTATATCGTACCAAAGTTGTCGATGCAAAGAAAGGTATCTATAAGGAGCAAGAGCCTGATACAGTGAGCAATACCGTAACTACAAAAACCTTGGTTTGGTATGACACTACCGCATTGATTACAATCAATTCCGACAAAAACCTCATAGCCACCCGTGTGACTGGCCGAGACTATAGCCGAAAAGAACTGGTTTCCAATGGCGATATAAAATTCACAGTCTCAGGACAGATTACCAGTGGTAAACCTGACATCTATCCGGCAGAAGATATGCAGAAGTTCTATAAGGTTATGCAATACAAGGGTATCATCAAAATCAATAATATGGTACTTGACCAGCTTGGAATTACCCATATTGTTATTGAGAATTTCAGTGTCTCTCCGCGTCAAGGATACAAGGCACTCCAGCAATACACATTCTCTGCTATCGGCCTCCAGCCTGAAAATGAAATCGAAATTTCTGAAGATACGGTTTCTATCATTCCTCAGAAGAATGTATCGGCCAAGGATGATGATGGCAGCGAATGGATGAAGATGTTGAACAACCAGCTTGAAGGACTGAAGTCTATGGCAGCCGATGCACTCAAACAAGGAATTGGACTCGCCGCCGGTCTGCTGGAAGATGAGTTATAATTATGGCTTCAGATTTAACAGCACTCCGAACTCAGCGACCTGATTTAGTTCAGCAGGTCGAATACACCCTCACGCCCAAATACTATCAGCATAAGGCGTATGAGGATAAACTCGCTATACTCGTTTGTCAGATCAAGATATGGAAGGCTAATGGTAATGATTGGTTTTCCATACCTTCAGCTAATCAATGCCTCACCATTAGAGAATGTGAAAGCATTGAAGTGTCAGACTCAGCAAAAAACCTTATCAATAAGGCTGTAGTTAAATTCCCTCGTGGCACTGTAATCAATCTCTCCAGCAGAAAAGAAAAGGATGTAACAAGTGGCGATAAAGCAGACTCAACTGATAAAGAAAACACTCTTATCACAGCTAATAATGATGGTGATATCACTACTTCTCCGACAGCATTATTTAGTGAAGATGGAATTTCCACCACGTCTATGGCCGCCAACTATGATGATAAGGGATTGATAGATTTTAACAGAACAAAGAATGAGCCGGCCTTATTAAGCCCCAACGATGTTGCGGTTGGAAATCGTATTGAAATCAGACTGGGATATGCTTATTCAGAGACTGAGTTCAAGAAAATGAACACTGCTGACAGTGATCCCAATATGGATGTTGTATTTACCGGCTTTATCACAGCCATTTCAGTAGATACACCTCTGGAATTGGAGTGTACCAATATGGCTCATATCCTTGCCTCTGTCAGTACCCCCAACATATCGGCCAAAGCCACATTAATGGTTAAGGATTTTCTCGATGATGATGGCACATATCATCTCTTACAAGATACTGGCATACCTCTGGCAGCTGCCAGTAAAGGTTCAACCATATCAGTAAGTGGTGGTTCAATCAGTAACAATCTCACAATAGCCGATGTATTGACTGAATGGAGTAAGAGCGGTGTCCTCTGCATAATGGAAACCAAATCAGATGGTTCTGTTCAACTTCGTGTCGGCTTGACTTATTATGCCGGGAAAGGTGGTGGCCTACCGAACAATGATAAGAAATACATCACCTACAATGGGGGAAACAACTCAGTCAAACTCATTCAATTTGACTGGGATGTCGCTCATGACAAGCTCAATCTCAAACGCAATGATAAAAAATATCTTGCAGTTGAAGCTCAGGGGCGGACAAAGGATAATCAGTTTTTTAAGCTGACATTGCGTAAAAATCCCAATCCTGATGATGAGGGGTGGGTAATTGATAGCGATGGCCAGTTTCAGGTTGTCAATCGCCGTAAGGTAAAAGATAGAAAGAAGATGAAATTCGTCAATGGCACCTACAGCACAAAGCGTATTGAAGGACATTTGACGGATCCGGCAAAACTCGACAAATATCACGTCATCCAGTATATCTCAACAAAAGTTGGTATTACGGAGGAAGAGTTGATAGAAGAAGCAAAGCAATATTGGGCAAACTATAATCCCAATGGCATATCCGGGTCGATTGAAATATTCGGAGATCTTCTTGTCCGTCCTACCGACATTATAGGATTGATAGATGTTCGACAGCCTGAAAAGAATGGGTATTACTATGTTGAAGCCGTTAATACCACTTTCGGAATGAATGGTTATCGCCGAGAACTTCATATCCCGTTTAAGATTGCCACATTCTCAAAACCAGTTCAAATCATTTAATCATTATGTCGCTCAAAGGAGGAATCAATAAATATTCCGGCGATGTGCGCCGGTCAATAGGTCAAATGGCTCGTCAAGGTATGACTGGGCCTGATGGCGCAGTACGCGGAACTAAGAAAATCATAGGGTATGTATGTGCCATCCATGAAGAGGGAGATTTGGCCGGAACTATAGATGTTCAGGAATTTAACTATGAGCCTGATGAATATCCGATTATGGGTACCGGTCATCATGAGGGAGTGCTTCTGTCTGCCATTCAGGATAACTCTGATGGTGTCCTGATTGTTCCCATGCTTTATTCTGAAGTTGTTATTGTTCAGAATCCCACAGATGGTCAAGAGTATGTGATTATGTATAGCCACGCAAAGCGTATTCAAATGCTCGCTCATTCGCTTGAAGGAGAGGATGATGGTGTGATAGAAATTGGTGTTACCGAGACAGAAAAACTTATCGAGACTGATGATGGTTTGGATAAGGATTATTATGAATTAGAACCAACTAAAAATAAGACCAGTACAAAATACACCTGCACCACCATCACTGACCAGATTATTTCCCCGGATGATGAAGAGGGGTTCAAAGAAGAAAAAACTGTTGAGCATAAAATCATCACAGTAGGTGACACGAAAATCACCATTGATGGAGAAAACGTAATGATTGAGACCAGTGGCAAGGTCTCATTTCAAGTCGGAGGCACAACCATTACCGAAGAAGATGGCTCAGTGAATATCAAAACCGATAAAGCCAAAATCGAAACAAGCAGTTGTGAAATCAAAGGCTCCGACGTAAAAGTTGACGGAACTTCAGTTACCATTACCGGTGGCACTCTCAAAACCAAAGGAGTATCAGCTACCGACTTAAATGGACCGTTCAATGCCATTAAAGTGTGTCCTTTCAGTGGTGCCCCTCATTGTGGATCATCAGTTAGTGGAACTTAATTATGAGTAAGTCAGCTTTTGCACAAACAATCATATCAAAACTCAAAAGTTCAATAGGCACTTCTGGCAAAGATTATTCTGCCGGGAGTGCCACTGCCGCTATGAGTGCAGTAGCAGCTGGAATTACTGAGTATCTGGTAGCCAACACTACAGTCGTAGTTGCTTATGTTGGTATTATCCCTGGCGTTCCACCTGCCCCAGATCCATTAGTGTCCGACACTTTTAAGATTGTTGGCAGTTGCGCTCCCACTGGTCCATCGAATAGTTTTGATAGTTGGATTAAACAAATTGAGGCCAATATTATTGCTGGATTTCAATTAGCTCCAATGGGCAACGGAGGACTGGTTTTTCCACAAAAACCATTTTTACCGATAGGAATTGTAACAACTCAGGCCAATCTGAAAGCTACACACGATGTTGGAGATAAAGACCCACAACAAAAGGTCTGGGAAGTGGTATGTGGGGGAATTATGGACTGGATAAACAGTCTTGCAATGAATGTGACTCCCGGCGCTGCCACTCATCCAACCGTATCATCCACCGGCACAGCAACTATAACCAAAATAACCATAAGTTGAGCCATCAGATTTGACTATTATAGATAAAACGCAGTCAAGAAAGATGGTAAGAGACTTAATCATAGATATGAAGGAGCGCGACTTGTTAACCGAGGACAAGTCCAATGCTTCAGTGCCGATGTTCGACTCATTGTGGGGTAATATCTTCGATGAGGATAAAGAACTTGACATTCTTATCTGTAACATTATTATTCCCGAAGCCTACTGGAGTATTGTAGGATATGAAGATGGCGAAATGACTTGCCGTTTCAAATCTCCATACATACCCAATACCAGCAATTTCAGAATCAGACTTGTAGGATTACGCGATGGCAAGTATTATGTCTTTGAAAGAATCAGAGGCGATTTTGGTTTGCCAGTAAATAGCTATGTCCTTAGCAAGAATATTGCCGCCCCCATACCGGCTTGTATGCTTCCATTCATAGATATTGATGGAGAATTTATGATCAAGATGGTGCAGAACAGCAAGTCGGAGGCACTGGATAAGGCATACATCTACTCTGCAAAAAGCACTGACATCAGTATCAATTACAGTGATGATCAGGCTTCGCAGCTCCTGACATTGTGTGCTCCCGGAAAAAGTTATAGATATCCGACAACTGGCGTGGGCATTACTAAATATTTGAATTGTGTAGTGTCTCATTCCGATTTACAGAAAGTTCTGGAAGCTCAGTTCAATGGCGACAAGAAACCCATTCAGGATGCAGAATTTGATAACGAGACGTGTAAGCTCGATGTTCTTTTTAGCCCTGAAAAGGAGGAATCAGATATAGGACTGGATGATATTGATGACCTCAATCTCTCATTCTTTAGTTTGTTTACTGATGAATATGTGCGGCGCAATGTGGTCCTGAATGAACTATCAGATACCGATTTTATGGAGCTGTTAAACGGCTATCCTTATGTACTTAATATTCTTTTATTTACAGACTATACAACCAGTGTTTCCAGAATAGCCAATAAGGTCGAACCCGGTCAGTTCAATGGTGTAGGCGAGATTATTCCAAGCGATCAATACTACATCATTTCAGCCACCTTAGAGGCGAATACCATAGTTATGTTCGATGATGAGACCGAGGATAATGTAAAGGACGCTCCAATTTTCATCATCAATGATAATGACGAGACCCGACTCTATACCGCATTGGTTGAGCAACCATACTGGCTCACTGAAACTTGCCACAAGTGCTTTATCCTAAAGCGCCGGGCAGTGGTGAAATATATGATTCGCCAAGATCAATTCCACGCAGGAAAAGGATTGTATATGGTGCCTCAAACAAGTGCCAATATCAAGAATATGCTTGGACTGGTACAAGACATTCATACCGGCCGACTCCTTGGTATCGTATCAAACAGCACCAACATCAGTGATATGACACTGGATGAAATCACTCAGCATATTTATGCAACTCAAATAAATCAATAGTATGAGTATTAATAATGACAATATAGTTAAAATTGGTGTTGCCTTAAAATGGCGAAACACTTTTGACTTAACCAAGAAATACTACCAAGAGAACGTGGTCACGGCGTGTGGCTGCGTCTTTAGGTGTAAAGTATTACAGGCTCAGGGGAAATCCCCAATCAAGATGACTGATGACCAGGGGCACATTGTCTATACCAATACTGATGTGTGGGATGTGCTGGTTGATATGGCATATTATTACAATTATGCCGTTGATACTCGCAAACTTACACAGCAAATGTTGGATTATGCCAAGAAACTGGATGAGGCTTTTCAAAAGCAACAGAAGGAAATCGAGGCACTTCAGGAGGACAATCGAGACCAATGGGGTCATATCAACGACATTGAAAAAGTCAATACCGAACAACAGCGGGAGTTAAATTCAATTTTTGACACCATCAGCTGTTTCAGTGAAGGAATCTGGATTGATACTCTTCTGTGGAGTAATGAAACAATCTGGGATAACAACAAGTACGCCATTACTGACGATTTGCAAAATCAGATAAACGTTTTGGACGAAAACCATCGTCAAGACATAGAAGATTTAACTGAGAAGCATAACACAGAAATAAGCGCACTTGCTGCTCATGTCGCACGCCAAGAGAAGATTCAGAGGGGTATCAATGAGTACCTTCAGGATCAGGTGTATGATTTGAATAATTCTTTCAGCTGTTTCAGCACCGGTGTATGGGAAAATGACTTGCATTGGAGCCAGGAAGCATTGTGGGATAACAACAAATACGCTATCACTGATGCTCTTGCTGCTGATATAAAGGAACTTGACGAACACCTATCAAAAAGCGATAAGGCGTTTGAGGAGGCAATGCTTGAAAATGCTAAAGAGCATGGGTTAGTTAATACCCATCTCCAAAAGCATGATAGGGAAATTAAAGACCTTCAGGATCTTATCAAAGAGCACGATGAGCAGATTATCGACCTTATTGATACTCTTGCTTGCTTCAGTAATGGCTATTGGGATAATGGCCTGAAATGGAGCAATGTCGCTCTGTGGGAAAATTCTAATCTGATGTATAATACGTTTGAGGATATTTATTCTCAAATTGAAGGTCATCAGAAATCTATTGAGAATCTGACCAAAGAGATACAGAAAATCAATACTGAGAAGGAAAATACATTAAAGGTTATCAATAAGACTTTTGATGATTTCCGTAAGGAACATGAGGATTTCCGCAAAGAGCATAAAGAGTTTGCCAAAGAGCACGATGAGTTCAAAAAAGAACATCAGGCCATAACCGGCAGACTCGATGGGCTTGATACCAAACAGGAGGGTCAGCAACATGAAATTGATTCTCTTCTTTATCGCATTTCCATTCTCACCAATGGAGTATGGGATAATAATCTCTTGTGGATAAATGAATCTGAGTGGACCAACACAAATCTCAATGGTTCTTGTCATTGCCCGACAGATACCGAAGAACGTTTGGATGAACTTCAGGCAGGTCTTGAAGCCACAACTCAGAGAATATCTGATGCAGAAGATAATATCAAAGTTATCATATCTGATGTTGAGGTAAACGCTTCGGCCATTGCTGATAATGCTGATGAAATTGAAATCATTAAGCAAAATGCGGTCACAGAACACCGAAATGTCGCTTACCAGCTTCGTGCCATAAGACGTGAGCAAACCGCTCAGGATGAAAATATTGCCAAGATTGGAGAACACTTCAGTTGCTATGCAGATGGTATCTGGGGAAATCTCTTCATTTGGGATAATGATCTTCTGTGGGCTAATGAAACTGGGGTTATTACTGGTGAAATTTCTGATCTCCGCGATGACCTTCGTGACACTCGTTATAAGCTGAATGAAGCAAATGAGGACATAATGACCAACCTCTCTCTCATTCAAGCAAATAACAAACTCATTCAGAAAAACACTTCTGATATTCAAGACAATAAGGAGGCTGTCGAAGCCACTCAGTCTGAACTTCAAGACACTTCTGATGAAATTCGCAAGGAGGCTCTTACAGAACATCGTCAAGTTGCTTATCAGCTTAGAGCTATTGGACGCGAGCAAACTACACAAGATGATAATATCGCTAAATTAGGTGAACATTTTGGCTGTTTTGTCGATGGTGTCTGGGGAGATCTTTTTATCTGGAATAATGACCACCTATGGGCTAATGGCGCCGGAGTAATTGATGAGGCTATTACCGACACCAATGAAAGGATTGACGTAATCAGTGAAGAGATTGATAACATCAATCAGAGAGCCGAAGATCATCAGTCTGAATATCAGAAAATGCTCGATGACATCCGAGCTTATAACGGATGTTTTGAGAAAGGCGAATGGGCAGACCCCTTCTTCTGGAATGATACGGATATATGGTACAACTCTCCCAATAGTATCTCCGAAGCAGAGAACGACATCATCAGTCACAACAGCCGTCTGACAGCTCTGGAATCTCAGTTTGCTCTCTTCATTCAGCAATATACTACTCAACAGACTATTATTGAACAGCACCAGAACCAACTTGAAACATTAATGGATTGCTTTACAGTCCTTAATGTCGGGAAATGGCAAAATCTATTGCTTTGGGATAATACTTCAAAATGGTCAAATACCCTGATTACTGAAGCCGCAACTTCTGTAGGAACTGGAGGATCTTCGACTGTCACAGTAAAATCTTACGACCCCGATACAGCTACAGTTACAATCTAAAAAACTCCATTTACGAGGGAGTAATGACTCGTAATTTTATATACTTCAAATAAATAACAAAATGGCAGATCTTAAAGTTACACGTTTTGTCATTGGCGGAGAATCCTTCGTCATCCCAGCTGCTGCTTCTGACCAGGCAGGTTTGATGTCTCCTGAAGATTTTAACAAACTTGCTGGCATTTCAGCAGGTGCAGAAGCTAACGTACTGGAAGGTGTCAATGTTAATGGGGTTGCTCTCAGTATCGCTTCAAAAATTGTCGATATTCTGATTGCAACGGGTTCGACCAACGGCACCATCTCAGTGCAGGGAACTGATATTCCCATCAAGGGCCTCGCTGCTCTTGCTTATAAGGCCAATGTGTCAGCTGATGAGCTGGACGCAGCTTTGAAGGCGGTTATCGACGCTAAAGCCGAATCTTCTGAGGTATCTACCCTCAGTGGCAAAATCGACACCCTTAACGGCACTGGAGCCGGGTCAGTTTCCAAGGCGATCACAGACGCCTTCAACGACTTCGCCACCAAGGTTTCCGATGATGGTGTAGTAAACTCCTACAAGGAACTCATCGACTGGGCTGCTAAACATGGTGGCGAAGCTGCTCAGATGACTGCTGCAATTACCAACATCGAAAATCTCTTGACCGGGATTGGTGGTGAAGGTGATCCCGCTACAGTCAAGGCCGCTATTGCCGCCGCAATCAACGACCTCAACATTGGTAACTATTATACCAAGACTGAGGTAGATACCGCTCTGAATGGCAAAGTCAGCAAAGAGGACGGTAAAGGTCTTTCTCAGAATGACTTTACCAACGCATTCAAATCCAAACTTGACGGAATACAGGACGGTGCCACCGCAAACACTGTAGCGTATGACGCTGCCACTCAGTCCGTCACGCTTTCCGGATTCTCAGTAGCGGAATAAACTCTAAAAACTTATCGCAATGGCAGATACTTCAAAAAAATTCCAAGCACTCAAAATAGCAGGTCAAGATTTTAGTATTCAGTCTTGCTGGGAGCAGTTAGGACTTACTAAAACTTATATGCTTGCTCTTTTGAGTCGTGATGAGTACACTCCCGTTGCGACTCAACAGCCCACTGAAACAGACACTCTATATACAGACCCGGCAAGTGGGAACCTCGCTGGTTTCCACGCTGGGCAATGTGTAATCTACCCCGACAATCAAGTTTCTGATGGCTGGGGGCTTTCGATTGCTAAGAATGTAGTTCTCAATGCTCAGGGAATACCTACCAAAATCGCTTGGTTCCACGCCACTGAGATGGAGAAACGGCTTAGTAATCTGGAAGAAAAATTCATAATCACCCATTACGGCGTAATAGGTACTGGATTATGGATTAATGAGTATCCTTGGCAACAGGACGCTGTGTGGGATAACGGGATTTAGAGTTTGAATGACTCGATACTATTATATATAAACCAACAGTTTTTTAATTCAATTTTTCAACATGGCAGAAAAAGTTTTAACAATGGAAGATGACTGGGGTGCAAAGGGTGCCCAGGCAACTGGTGCTCAGGTCCAGAAATTCTTGAAAGATCAGATCAAGTCTCTGCATGACAAGGACGTCGCTCTTCAGAATCAGGTCGACACTCTTTCCAACAATCAGCTGGAAGCTAACCCGCAGCTTCAGGCAGCCACTGACGGCTGTTTCGTGACCTACCACCGTAAGAGCGATAACTGGCCTCTCGCTGTTCCCTACTGGAAGTGGGCTGCCCTCGAAGCCGCTGGCGAAGTTGCTGATGGTGTTCTCGTTCTCATTGACGGTCAGGCACCAATCATCGTTTCTCCCACCGGCACTCAGCTCAAATGGTCGAAAAACGCTATCGCAGTCAATGCCGATACCGGCGGCGACTACAACAAAGCGTATGTTGACTACTCAGGCAAGACCCGCACCGCCGCTATCATGGCCAAAGGTGTCGAACTCTTCGGTGAAGAGGAAGAGACCTGGACCCAGTTTGCGCCTGCATGGTGCAACGCCTACGATCGCTCCTACATCAATGACGATGGCGAAACAGTCGGTATCGGCGCTGGACAATGGTGGCTCCCCTCTATCGCAGAGCTGATCACCATCTGGAAGCACAAATACGCCATCAATCTGTGCCTCTCAGTCATTTCGGGCGCCAGCCCGCTTGTTGAGTCCTGGCATTGGTCCTCGACTGAGTACGCGGCGGCGGGCGCTTGGAACTTGGGCCTGGGCGCCGGCAGCCTCGGCTGGGGCACTAAGGCCGCGTACAGCCTCTGCGTCCGCGCTGTGGCAGCATTTCATTAACCCTTTATCTCTTCAACCCTTCAACTCTTCGGAGCGTTAGCGACGAGCGAGCGCAGCGAGCATTAGGGTTGAAGAGATACACACATTCAACTTACCTCGGAGCGGTCGCCGTTTTGGAAGGTTCAGGATTAGTTCCAGTACTCTGAGGTAAGCAATGTGTGCTTTATAGGGTTTCTATAATGTTATGCGGATAAACTGATTATCTACTGGCAATCAGTTTGTTATTGTAAAAATGATGAAAGCAGTGTTTCTTAATACTCCGTTGCAATGGCTTTATCTAACGAATTGCCGGTTTATGTTGAAACCTATCACTACATTCAAGCAGTGATTGACACTCAAAAGAATTTTCCAAGGGATGTAAAACACACCGTTGGTCAAGAATGGATCAAAATTGCTATCTCATTGCCGACATTCATTGTTAAGGCAAATATGTTCAAGAGTGAGCGAGAAGCATATTTGACCGACTTCATCTGTGAGTTTGAACACTGCAAACTGATAGTTAGACTTGCTGGCGATAATCGTTGGATAAGCCGGAAGCAACAATCCAATCTCATGTATTTGGAGGCGACTATCGGCAAACAAGTGACAGCATGGAAGAACGCATCGAAAAAGAAGTATCGCAAACGCACTTCTGCGGATGAGACTGATTGATCGGTGCAACGCACAGAGTATGGAAATTTAAAGATGACCATAGAGTATGCGCTTCTGTGAGAAATGGGGGTACTACTGCCATAGGTAGTTAAGAATAAGAAAACGTACCCGATACACTGAGAACTCGGCGACGAACGCTTGGAACTTGAACCTGAACGACGGCAACCTCAACAACTGGAACACTAAGGCCACGAACAGCAACTACGTCCGCGCTGTGGCAGCATTTCAACAAATCGCATTTTTTGCTAACAGATAAGACTAATTATAAATGGCATTATCACTTTTAGTGCTGATATGGTAACGTATGAAGGATTAGTAGAAGCCTATTTAGATTGTCGCGTACACAAGTCGCGGACAAACAACTGCATCAGGTTTACTCTTGATGTAGAAGGCAATCTCTATAATATGATGCAAGCCATCAACAATAGAACCTATTATCCGAAACGTTCCATTTGCTTTGTCGTTAGTCGCCCCAAATATCGTGAGGTTTTTGCGGCCGATTTTGCAGACCGCATCATTCATCATTACATCAGGCTCCGATTAGAGCCAATAATCGAACAAGAATTTAATGATCGCACTTTCAACTGTAGAAATGGCAAAGGCACTCTGGCCGGTGTCGATCAGTTGAAGAAAGATATAATCGAGTGTTCAAATAACTACACTCAGGATTGCTATGTAGCCACCGTTGACATCAATAGTTTCTTTATGTCTATCCCTAAGAAACTGGTTGAGGATATGGTTGTCAGACTGGTGGAAGAAAAGTATCACGGCGAGGATAAAGACGATTTGATTTATCTATGTCATGTGGTATTAAGTCATTGTCCGGAAGAGAATTGTATCAGACAGTCATCTGAAGCAATGTGGAATAATCTTCCAGCCAGCAAATCACTCTTTACAAATGGCAATGGATTGGGTATGCCTATCGGGAATCTTCCATCTCAGATGTTTGCCAACTACCTTTTGAACTCTTTGGATTGGGCGATTGAAAAGGAGTTTGGTATCAAATATCACGGCAGATATGTGGATGACATTTATTTGGTGGCCGATACAAAAGAGCAAATTCTAAACGCAATTCCAAAAATTAGGGTCAAATTAGAATCTCTTGGATTAAAACTATCTCCAAAGAAATTCTATATGCAACATTATACCAAAGGATTGGACTTTACCGGCGCCGTAGTTAAACCGGGAAGAGTTTATCCATTAAATCGTACAGTCACCAGCTTCCGGCATAGTGTTCACAGACTGAACCAATGTCGTACCAAATCTCAGATCATCAAGGCTTTATCCTCAGTCAATAGTTACTTAGGATTATTAAGGCATTATGATAGTTATGCCATCAGATATAATGGACTTATGGAAATTGAACCTCGTATTTTCAAGTGGGTTTATATCAAAGGTCACATGGAAGTGGTCAAACTGAAAAAGAAATATCATCCTCGGAATCGCATCAGATACCGTCTCAATCATAATTATCAAGATAGATTATCACTTCCTCAGCCTATTGCAGAATTTGAGGAAAGAGATGATAAAGATAAATATATCAGAATGTTAGTTGAATACACCTCAATTAATATTCCCCCTATTCCCATACTTGAAAGTCAACGAGACTATTAATAATAAACACCAGTTTTAACTTTCAAAAAAATCTGAACAATGGACCAGATCAACAACAACAATGAACCTGTAGTAGAACAGGAAGAGGTTATGGCTCCCGAAGAGTCTGTCATATCTCCTGAAATGCTTGCCGAAATGGAAGCACAGAAGGATATGGATCTTCATGGCAACCACGTCCAGAAGATCGGCGGTTGCGCTGTAGTAACAATCGACGGAGAGGTTGTCGCCCTCGAAATGCCGTTCAGCTATCCTCAGCTGCTCTCGACGCTCATCAAGCGCAAGTATGACACTGATCAGTCTGAAGCCATCACAGCCAACTTCCTGGCTGCCCGCACCGGCACAGTATCGGAAGAGAAAGCTGCTGAGTATGCCGCCGAATACGAGGCTTACCAGGCATACCGCGATCTCGCCAAGACCATCGCCAAGGAGGTAATGGGCATTGAAGCCTAATTTACCGCCCGCATGAAGCCGTCCTTGGATAAACTATGTCCTTGGACGGCTTTATTCCATAACAAATAATATTGAAAAATCAATGGCGCAATATAAAGTCCGAAGCGGACAAAATATATACGATGTAGCATTGACTCTCTATGGCAGTATAGAGGGCATTTTTGATTTGTTGATAAGCAATGAATGGCTCAATATGGAAACCCAACTATCCTATGGTATGGTTCTTAACTATCATGAAGAGTTTGCTATCAACAAGAGCATTGTAATATGGCTAAAGGACAATAATGTGCTGGTTAAAAATGGGGAGCATATCTATCATTATCTTGATATAGAGGAACTGGTCAAGAGTCATATTGCAACCTATCATTCTGCCATATACAATTCTCTCTCGGAAATGTCATCAGATGAGCAGAATATGTATTGGGAATCACTCTATACTCCCCGGATTGTCATACATCAGCAAGGTCAGACCACAGATATGATAATGCGGTTAAAAGCCGACACTCACCTTATAGTGGACTGGGGAGATTATTCTGCTCCTCAAATAGTAGAAGGAACTGAAGAGCAAGAAGTCGAACACTGCTATAAGGGGTCCGGAAAACATATCATTACTTTCTATGGTGACTTTGAATGTTCAAAATTGGATTTCCGCGAACTTAATGGTATTTATTATCCCCTCGGAACTATTTATGCCGATGAATTTCTTTCGGTCTTAAATATTGAGGACTTAAATAAACTGATAATCACGCAATGAGAAGTGTAAGTCAAATATATTCCGAAGCTGTCAGCACACGAAACAATTATCTCCAGCTGACAGAACTCAATACCGGCCGCAGCAACAGTAAGCTCAGTATGTTCAACTTGCTGACCTATGTTGTGGCCGTCTGCATACATACTTACGAGGCTGTGCTTGACCTATTTCAAGTAAGGATTGCAGAAGTTCTCAAAGGTCGCATCAATGGCACTCCAGATTGGTATGCAATGATGGCCAAAAAGTTCCAATACAATAGTGTGACTGAAACTGGAGATGAGCTACGTTTCAATGAAGACACAATGAAAATTGAATACGTCCAGCCAGACACATCTCACAGAATTATTGAAAAAGCTGCATGGCAAACTGATGATATGTCGCTCACTTTGAAAGTATGCAAAGCCAATGACAACTCTAATGAAGTCAATAATGGTATTCCTTATATGCCTCTCAATGATTATGAGCTGACCGCTTTCAGAATGTATGTTCAGCAAATCAAATTTATAGGAGCCGACATTTATTGCGAAAGCTCTCCCGGTGACATAATCACCATTATTGCAGACAAGCACAATCCCATTTATTATAATGACAGTTATGTGACGGCAGCCCAGGCATTGACGGAATTGCAACAAGCAATGATTGATTTCGCTAATGAACTGGAATTTAATGGTATGTTCTACTACCAGTCAGTTCTGGATGTCATTAGAAAGACCGAACACATTACTGACATCAGTAACAGCATTAAAATCTATGTCAGCTCATATAATACGACCGATCGAAAATATGATGAGCCGGTCGAACTGAATAATCGTATCAGGTTGAAGAGTGGTTATATCCGTTTGCTTGACACCAATTCAGTTATGACCATCAATAGTGATAATCTTACACTGGTAGCAGCTTCAAAGATGGACCAGTATTTAGCCTCTCTTGACCAAGAATGATAAATATTGATTTCACTAATATTGACAACGCCAAGTTAATCGGCAGACTATTACCTTTTTGGGCAAGGGGTAAGAAAATTTCCTTGCTTTTACAAGCCATTCTCAGTCCGATTGCCTCTGCCCATAGCCGTTTTAAGGCGTGGGGATTGGAGCGATACATCGAATGTCATATCACTGCTCAGAAGTCATCTTTGGAGTGGTATCTGAAGTATCGCCTTCAACTTCATTTTCTCAAAGAAAACGATAATTTCTTCATCACCCAAGGTATCAATGAATCCTTATCTTGCTTCAGTAGTAATGTTTGGAGGAATGGGTTACACTGGGATAATGCTCTCAGATGGAATGTTGATACTGAACCATTGGTTAGTATGAATATGAACCTGACCTGCATCAATACTGGTATGTGGGAGAATCGTATGCTTTGGAACAATGCCCTATCGTGGGATAATGAGGATAACGGCAAAAAGTATAATGATGATTATCTGGAGTCGATTGATCAGACTAATGTTTATGCGCCAGCCATTGTCGATACCGTCAATTACAACCACGAAGACTATGAACGCGATATCCGAAACATAATGTCGAAATTTATGATCAACTTCAATAAGATAAACATCATAATTGCAGATACCGAATATTAACTTCAAATTCAAACAATATGAAAGTTCACAATCTGGGCAATGATTACGCCCATCAAAGAAAACAGAAACATCAGGAAAGTGTGTCGCCTGAACAGCCGACAACAACCGAAGTAATCCTTGAAACCAATGCTGGAGATCAAGTTCAGGACTGGGGAGAAGGAGAGGTTGTGGCAGCAACCACCGAAACCTCAGACCCAAAGTCGAAGTCAAAAAAGAAAAAAGAAACCGGGGCCGAAAATAAACTCCCGGAAGATTAAGGTCAAGTTCCACGAGACTGCATTAGGGCACTTCCTTTTCGTATATGCTCCAGTCGAGTATCTGTTGCTTATGGAGTATCGAAATATCATTAAAACGACAGACAGAAGTCGCACTATCAGTCATCAGGTTATTGAAACAATCGCTCTTAATAGTGAAAATCCGGCCTTTAAGACGGCTCGTTTCCGAAGAGCGTTAATCTCATACCGTCGATTTGGATTGAAGCCCTTACGTCCTACGGGATGGACTCTGAAAGATGCTGTTTACTATGCCAGAAACAGTCATTACATACACAAAGCTGTAAAACAATGCACCGAGTAATAAGCCCGGTGCATTTATTATTAAAATTTCTTCCTGCTTGAAAATATTGAGTTGTAAATAATCTTGATTGGTGGTGGACCATTGACAATGGTGCCGCAAGGTAAATCTTCGTTGGACTGTGGATTATACCACGATTTATTTGCAATCTGGGTAGAAGAGTCTTGACCTATGTAAAAATCTTTGAGTCTTAAATCATTTTTTAATCCATGCTTCACTCTCAGATGATATTCCCAGTCTGTTAGTGTGATTACCTGATCACATAAGCGACACTTGATTTTTGAACGAGATAAGTGTTTCAAAATAACAAAGAAATCTCTAAAATTGGGATCATCTACTTCATCGTGAAATCGAGCCAAATGTTTGCGCCACTTGGTAACTTTAAGGGTCTCACCACATATCAGACATTTTACCAGTGGCGCCGGTTTAGGATCGCATTTCTTTTTTGCCATTACTTACCCTTCTGCTTGATACGCTTAAATACAAAGTTAATTGTATTGGTCCGAGTATTTGTATCATTCTCAGATTTTGGATATACTGTTTCTACAGTAGTATAAACATTCACCAATTCCCATCCTTCTTTACCATATAGATTAAGAGAGTTGGGAATACTTGATGCTTCCGGAAAATGTAAGGGCTGGGAATCGCTCAGTTCAATTAAAGCCTCTTTATCATTGGGGCTATAAACAGTTGGGAGTTTGGATCCTTCAAAGGAAACGATGTTATATTCCCATTCTGGGGTGGAAGTGTCGTTGTTGCTGCAAGCACCCAGCAACAGGGCGATCAGAAAGATGAATACCGACTGTCTCATAGTCATTTTGAATTGGTTTTTAATATATCTCTCAAAATGACAATGACATACACTAAAAAGCGTAGAGCCATTGCCTTTCGCGTCGTGGCTCACCACAAGCCATATTCCACAAGGCAGGCTCCACGCTTATGCGCAGACCTACCTAAAGTGGAATAATGCCCTCTTCTTTTTTCGAGGTGGTGATTTCGACGCGAATTAGGCTATGTCACCTTCAGTACCAATGTACGGAAAGTAGCGCAAAATTACTAAAAATCTTGCACCCAGACAAATGAAAAATCGCAACCTCCAGTTTATGACCGAAAATTGCGATTTTCATTTTGCTTGTGATACTTACCATAAAAGCCTTGTTATATTCCTCAGAACACCACCTTCCACCCTATATAATCGTTGATTAGTCTTTGTAGAGGTAAGAGGACCTAACTTTTGGATAAATGGACCAAATTTTAAGTAATCAAAATTTTTGTATTCAGTAAAGACTGTAATAGTCTCTCCACCACTATACCAAGCAATTTTTAACTCAGGATAGTTGGCTCGAATATGACTGGCAAGTTCGTTAATCTCATCCGGCGCAATATCTCCACCCATAAACAAGACACAAGTAATGTCTTGCAAAGTTGAATCTATCAGCATATTGAGATTTTCATAAGATAACGGCTCTCCGACATCTTCCCATAGCTGTTTTGCATTACATCCCTTACATCTGAAAGGACAGTTCGTGATATTGATCACAAGAGACGCCTCACCAGGAATCTCTTGTGATCCTATCATTATGTCGCTATACTTCAGCATAAGGTCAACTGCATTTAGAATAGCCACAGGACGGACATGTCATGCACCCTTCTACCATCTGGATGGGCTCTCCACACTTGGGGCATTTGGGAGAAAGTGCCGGATTCTCAGCAATCTCGGAACTGTTATATATCCAATGCCCATCCAAAATATGACGATATGCTTGCATCTGTTCCAACTGCAATTCACGACACATATCAAGCAAAGCGTTACCAATTGCAACAGGACAACTGGAACCCTTGGAGGTATCTTTCTTAGTTGCTGTTCTCACAGCATAAGATGGACAAGTGCCACTTGACAGAAGCTGGTCAACGATAGCTTCTATTGGAGCTCCTGCACGAGCGGCAAGTGATGTCATACGAGAAAGACCTGTCATAAACAATGCACACCCACCCGTAGAACCTTTACTAAAAAATGTTTCAACCAATTCTCCAGTGTTCTTATCAAACCAAGCAGATAGATGAAGGGTGCCGCACCCGGTTTGCAAAGTTCTCTTTTTCCCAACAAGATCGTCAGAGGCTCTTTGTATTTCACCACGTTTAAGACCTGGTTTCTCTTCAGTTTTTTTCTCCTCTTTGGTTAGAATAGCCTGGCGCTGACAGCCATCACGCCAAATAGTTGTACCCTTTAACCCCTTTTTCCAAGCAAGAAGATAGAGATTGGCTACATCTTCAACTGTGGTAGAATTAGGCAAGTTCACGGTAGAACTGATAGACGCATCAATGAAGCGTTGTAACGTGGCCTGAACCTCTATACGTCTCTCATAAGGTATCTGTTCTGCTGACACAAAATATTCCGGGAGAGCATCACTCCCAGTCACTTTTTTATAATCAGCAACAATTTTTGAATCAACTTTATAATCGGTTTCTTCTTTATGGAGTGATACTGTGCGGCGATTGTATGAGAAAGCATAGTTTGGTTCAACTCCGGTGCTGACCTGAAGCATGGTGCCGATTGTTCCAGTGGGGGCGCAAGTGAGAAGCTGTGAATTGTAGAGACCGTATTCTTTAATCTCATACAATACTTCTTGGGGGAGGTCAAGATTGCGAATAAAATCGCACTTAGTCATCGCTTCCTTGATTTCGGGAGTACAATTCGGGAAACACCCTTTATCTTTGGCAAGCTGCAAAGAGGTTTTGACGGCTGTACTTGCAATCAGATGATAGATTGTTTTAATGACTGAAATAGACTCCGGCGCACCATATTTAAGACCGCACATCAGTAATAGATCTCCAAGACCCATAGTTCCCAGACCGATCTGACGCCAGCCTGCAACAGAATCACGTTGCTCCTGAAGAGGGTGCAATGGTAATCCTTCCATCAGTACGTCATTCAAGGCATAAATGGCGCACTCAACAGCTTTTGCAAGATCATCATACCTAATGATAGGATGGCCCGTAAATGGGTTCTCTACAAACTTGGAAAGGTTAATACTTCCAAGGAGGCAAGAACCACCAGCCGGCAGAGGCTCTTCAGCACAGTTGCCAGTGATACACCCATTTGCTATGAATGTGTGATTCTTTGGTTCGTTAAAGCAGAATACATCTTCTTTGCCACAAGGAACAATAGATTCAACTTTAATAAATCTGGTAGCATTACGATTAGGGGCACTAAATACCTCAACTCTATGAGTTTTTAATCCAGCTATTAGCAGAATCCGCATATTGGAAGCATTAATTGTAAGACGATAAGAGTCTTGACAATGATACTCCTTGGACTCACCCTTTACACTGGATGGCAGTTGTCTACTGTCTTCCTCGTGCATAAGAGAAATAACACCGGTGCTACCCAACGTATTGAGCATATATTTGATTTTCAAAAGAAAATCACGATTAATACTCGAAATTGATATAGCACCATCCTTAGAGTTGCGACACCCATCAGAGTCTATTATACCAGCCAGCCAATCCAGACGGTCTTGTACGCTAAAGGTAGTGTCGGGCACAAACTCTTTATGATACTTAACATTAACTGAATATGTAGTTGACATTGAATCTCCCCCTCTCTGATTTATAGTATCACATAAAGGAATGCAATATTGTTTTCTGCCATAGAATTTGATATATGGCGTAACTCTGTCTGCACAATAATATCCATCGCCACTAAAGAATCCCTGAGTATACATACACACTCCAGAATTTTCCGAAGGTCCACAGATTATTGGGAATGCACATTTGATTAGCTTTTCACCAACCTTGATGTCTTTAAGCTGTTTACGGGTATCTACTGCCTTATGATAGGTTCCAGTATTAATTGGAAATTTGTGATAATCCGTACATTTGATAGAAGTGCCGTCGCTAAAGGAAATTTCATACACTTGTGCATTATTTTCCATAAGTTTTGGCTCCACTTCAGACCATTCATACCCATTCCACACCACACACTTATGACCAACAAGTGATGCTATGGACGCATAACCATTCTCTGTCAGAACAAGAGTGTCACCTGTAACACATGGGTTTACTCCTGCATACTTAAACCCAGTGTTTTGGAGAAGATTGTAATTAGCAATACGATCCCAATATAGAATACCAGGTTCAGCCATCTCCCAGTTGCGCTGAGCAAGAAGCATAAAAACTTCTCGTGCATTTACAATCTTTGTAATCTCTGAGCCATCTTCCATAGTGAAATGGAGAGTAAAGTCTGAACCACTTTCCACAGCCTGCATAAAAGCGTCTGTCATGCGAACGGAAATGTTCGCTTTGGTACATACATCGAGATTGGATTTCAAGTTAATGAACTCCACAAGGTCAGGATGCTCACATGAAATACTTATCATTAATGCACCGCGTCTTCCCTCTTGCCCGATAAGACCGGTAATGTAGCTGTAAAAGTCCATAAAGCTCACAGTACCTGATGTGCTTTTAGCGGCATTATTGACCGGAGCATTTTTAGGTCTGAGATTGCTTACATCGACACCACTGCCGCCTCCATAACTGAATGTACGGGCGAGTTTAGAGCCAGCCTCAAAAATGGACTCCAGAGAATCCTGTGGCGGTGTCAGACAGTAGCAATTACTATAAGTAATTTTTCGGTCAGTCACACCACGATTTGAGAGTATTCGCCCGGCGAAGATGAATTTTTGTTCTTTGATAAGTTGTCGGATCCGCTCATTGCCTCCTGATACACGATCCAACCATCCTTCAAACGTCTCATCTCCTTGCTTATATTTGTTGTGCCAAATATCAACTGATAGCTTCTCATTGTTCAGCCATTCCTCAGCAGTCATGCCGGGATTGTCTGAACAGCTATCATTTGGTTTGATAGTTTTTGATTGTTTCATATAATAAAAATATTGGGCCGGACATAACGGTATGCCCGGCACCTAATAATAGATTAGAGAAACCCAAAGTAATGTTTCAATGCCAAGATCACTTCTGTAATCCCTTCTATAGAAGTAAAAACCGGCACATAGCCAATAAAATCATCATTGGCTACTTTGTAATCACTTATTGATAATTTTTCGACATCAGCTCGGAACGCACAGTATTCTTCATCAGAAAATGGTTGATCACTTGAACTGAGACGTTCTAAAAGGACATCTACCCAGACTGGAGCATAGAATTTGTTGGCTCCTTCCGGAAGATTAGATTTTCTGACCTGAGATTTGAGGATTACAAGTACCAGAGGCAAGATTTCTTCCAGAGCTTGAAAATCTCTGGTGTGATTGTGATTTTCGAGCACAGAGACGGCTTTTTTCAAATCATCAAGAGTATAATTATTCATTTCCATACTCTTCGCCCTCCCCACGCTCCAATTCTTCGATGTGTGATGAGAGTACGGACTGTATGTATTCCATATCTCTCATCTCATTCATCAGTCTGCTGACTTGTTCTCCTTGGAGACAGTTTAAGACCAAAGAAAACGCAAGCAATATCAGCAGTAAAACAATTAAAAGATTTTGTTTCTTCTCTTTCATTGCTGAAGTTTTTAAGAAACACTGCTTTCATCACTTGCGCTCGTGTGCGCTCAAAAAAATATTCATTGCGGTAGTTTACGAACACAGTTACCCCTTATAGGGGGTTAAACTGAAGTTTCGCCCTACTCGCTGTGCATTGCTTATTCATTGCGTACAGTTATACTGTTGCACAGGGCAAAATCTTATTTATAGTCGCACTTGCCTAATGATGATAATGCGGATCATCATTCCTACCCCGCGACTCTCGCTATATCCCTGCGAGTCTCAGACGTGCCCGGTGGGTTGTGAATATGCCGTCAGCACCATAGGTGTTCTTGAAGTTATCTCTCGGCTCATAGAGCCTTGGCATTATCATTTGCCGCTCCCTATGGATTTTTCGTCCCAGAGTGTTTCATCTTACTTGCCAACGACTGCTTTTTGCATTAACTTTGCATTGCATCTATCCACGCATCGTTGTTGTGCCGGATTGCCATGTTGCAGAAGTTAAAGGCCCGCTACGGCTTTCAATGTTGTACTGGTGGTTGCTTGAAACACTCAAAGCTGGCACCAGGCAATGTCGGGATGTTGGGGGATAAAGAAATCCCCCGCAATCTCAAAGGTGGTGCCAGATCGCGGGGGATTTGCAATATATTGAATGAGCCTAAACGGACTCAACGTATATTCCGTATGTCCGCATTGTTGAGGCACCGATTCAACATTGCGATGCAAAAGTAATGCTTATTTTTGGACTCTCCAAATATTTTTGAATAAAATGACAGAGCGATTTTGAAATTTAACTTTTATTTACATTCATAGCTGTCTGCTTTTATAAGGTTCACGTATGCGCGAGAAGATATAACTATACATCATCTGCTAAATTTACATTACTATAAACCAGTATATTACATTGTATTTAGTATTCAGGTATAATTTTTTTCAAAAATATTTTGTGGTGTCAAAATGTTTTCTTAATTTTGCCATCGAAAATTGATGACAGCAACGAAAACCAAATGACATGACCAGTATGAAGACATGATTAAAGGAAAAGGAAAGTTGCGAAAGGTGGCCGGACACACTTTTATTGACGAGTTCAAGAAGGTATGTGAAAAGCTGCCCGACAATGAAAACTATCTATTCGTTGTTTGTGATGATACGCGAAATAGGAATTTACCTTATCTGTCCTATTTTTTCTCAGTGGTGCTGAAATACATATCGGACTCTTTGCCCAACCATCCTGGCACTACTGCACTTTATCGATATTTCGAGGATATGTTTGCTCCGATTCATATCGTCGAAATAAATAATGAGCAGTTTGAATACTGCGACTTAAAATCGGAGAAAGCAAGTGATGTCAACGGCGTTATAGAGAAAGTCGTTGAATATGCCCTAAAGGAATGGGGCATTGAGGTTCCCCGTAATGAGGACTTGAGAGATCCTGAAATGCGAGAACTGCATAGCCAAGCCTACTTGAATCAAGAGGTAGATTGGAGCAATTTTATCTCTTCGCGCAAATTATCTAAAGATGAGCGAAGAAAAAAGAAAACTGAGCGCATTTGAAGCGTTCCAGCAAACACAACTCACTTTTGCCGAGGCAGAAGAAAAAGCAAAGCAAGAAGCCGGTGCCCCCAAAGTAGAGAGATTCCGTATGGGCGAGGACGGCGAGTATTCAATCCGCGTATTGCCTCTGGCACCCTCTTTCGACAATGAGGGTAACATTCTCCCGATGGATCGTAAGGGCTATGAGTATGCCGTCCATCAGTTCTTCCTGGGAATTAAGGTTCCCAATAAGAAGGGTAAAAAGCCAAAAAAACTCAGTATTCCTGTCATTCGTACTACCGATAAAGAAGTCGGCAAGTCAGTTGACCTTCTTGACACCTACGTTAAGATTGCCAAGGAGATGTATGGTGATGACGAGGCTCTGATGAAGCTCCTCACCAGTTCTTCGTATGAAGGCGGTATTCGCTGGAATTATCAGCACGCACTTATGGTGCTTGATGTTTCCAGTGACAAGGAACGTGCAAAAGGTCCACAAGTATGGCAATGTTCACACAGCCAGTACAAGGATCTTGATGCTGCCAAAATGCGTCTTTGGGCCGAACTAAAGGCCGATGACGGTCAGGATACATGTCCTATCAGTGGTTTTACTGACGCTTATCCAGTTAAGGTCATTCGTAAAACTGAAAATAATAAAACCAGCTATACGATTGAAATTGGTCGTAAGACACTTGACATCACGGAAGCTGAAGCTGAGAAGCTGCTTGAACTTCCGCGCCTCCCCGAACAGCTCTATCGTTACACTCGTTATCAGATGGAGGCTACACTTGCGTTCCTCCAGCAATATGATGAGGAACACGATATGGAAGTCTGCAAAGAGCCTGACTTTATCGAAGCTGTTGAGACCTTAAAGGGTGAACTGCCGGCCGATGACACATCACACTTTGACCTTGCAAATGCTTCCGGTAAGGATAGCGACAAAGATGAGGTCACTATTGATTCACTCTATAACGAGTATGACAGCATCGTTGATCAGGGTTTGAATGAAAAGTCTGATGAATATCAGGAGCTCCGCGAGAAGATCCGTATGTTTATCGAGGCCAAGGATCTTGACGTGCGTATCTCTCGCACAAAGAACAATCTCCAGCTTCTTGAAGAAATTGATGAAGCTCTCGATGCGCAGGCCAAGCAGCCTAAAGAGCAGCCCAAGGAAGATCCGACTCCAGCTCCTGCACCGGCCCGTCGCCGTGCTCCCAAGCCCAAGGCAGAGGAACCTGAAGAAGATCCCGAAGAGGGAGATGATGAAGGGCAAGATCCTGACCCTGACGAGACTGAAGAAGCACCGGCCGCTCCTGCACCGGCACCTGAAACTGGTCGCCGCGCACGCCGCGCACGTCCGGGAAGTGAAGCCGAAACAGCTTCAGAGCCTGACCCAGAGCCTGAAGCTCCGGAAGAGAAAGAAGATGAGGCCCCGGCCTCGGATTCTGTACCTCCTCGTAGACTTCACAAGCGTCGCCTAAGATAATTCCTGTCTTTAGATAATAATTCATGCAGTTCGAGAGGGCATTGGCTCAATGCCTGTGCCCTCTCATTCTTTAATCTAAAATCTCAGATAGGAATATGAAAGAGGCTATTGCTTTGTTAATAAACGATATACACGTTAACAAAGACAACATAGCTGAGTTCAATAAGAACTGGGATGAAATGTTGTCAGTGTGTCAACGTGAAGGGGTCGAGGAAGTCGTTATCGCCGGTGATATGTTCACTACCAGGGCCGCTCAAACACTTTCTACCTTACTTGCCGTTAAAGCAGCTTTGACCAAAGCTGTGAGCCAAGGTGTCTATGTGACAATAGGCGAAGGCAATCATGATAAAACTGATCAAGAAGCCATTGAAGGATATAATCACCTATGGTCTGGATTACAGGGTATTGAGGTGGTAGATGTCTATAAGGCTTTGGTTTGGGATGGATGTGACTTCTGTCTGCTTCTTATGAGCTATTTCCCTGAGAATGGTTCATTTTTGGATAAACTGGAAGCGGCTGTTAATAACACTCTCGAACAATATCCACAATTCACTAAAAACGACATCATCCTTTATATCCATGAAGGAGTGCATGGTGCGTTAGGTGATTTTGAAATAGACGGAGAATTACCCCAGGCTCCTTTACTCGATTTCAAGGCCGTACTATGCGGACACTATCATAATCGGGTCAAAATCAAAAATACCAATATTGAATACATCGGTTCATCACGCCAGGGTAACTTTGGTGAAGATGAAGAGAAGGGTTATACCCTTTTGTATGCCGATGGATCCTATGGTTTTGTCAAGAATGAAGTCAACACCAGGTATCAGACTATTGAACTGGATGCTAAGAGTGTTGAGAAATTCACTCTGGATAAAGATGATCGCTACAAGTATAAAGTCAAGGTAAAATGCGATGACAAGCAGGCAAAAATGCTTGATAAGCAGAAACTTATTGACTTAGGCTTTCACAAGGTTGAAGTTGTGGCGGCCAGCAATTTACCTAATGAATCAGCTGCTGCTGATATTCACGAAAAATATGACAAGCAGGGCATAAAGAAGGAATATCAGAATTATTGCAATGAAAATGCGATTGACAGTAGGCTGGGTATCAAATATTTGGAGGGCTAAACCATGTGGAGATTATCAGAAATTAGAATACGAAATATTGTCTCTTTTCACGAGGCAACATTAAACATATCGCAGGGTGTAGCTACTCTTATCTTTGGTAGAAATGAGGATAATGCCTCACAGCCCTGCAATGGCTCCGGTAAATCATCACTTATCGAAGCGATCTCTTTTGCATTGACTGGTGAGCAGCTCCGCAAGGTTAAAAGTGTTGAGGAAATCATCAATGATCATGCAGACGAGGCTTATGTCTATCTCAGGCTTGATAACGATTTCAATGACACCACATTCACTATTGAGCGCAACATTAGTCGTAATGCCCCTCAATCTATTGAGTGCCATAAATACGATGCAGCCGGTCAGGAGATTGAGACAGACAAGACCATCCAGCCTACAGTATCGGACTATAATAAGTTCATTCTTAATGAAATCGGGCTTTCCAAAGATGACATCTATAACAATTTCATACTGTGTGACAACAAGTATGAGAGCTTTTTCGACTGTTCTGACAAGAATAAGAAAGAGGTCATCAACCGTTTTAGCAACGGCATAATTGTTGATGAAAGTATTGCTCGTGTTCAAGCGGATATGGAGCCTATTGTTGTGCGTCTTAATGAGGTAAACAATAAGGTTATCAACGTAAAAGGCTCCATCTCAGCTATCGAAAATGAATTAACTCAGGTTGATGAGAAAAAAGTCAATGCACAGAAAGAACGTGAATCGCATATCGAAAGACTGGACGGGCAGATACAAAAATGCCGTGAGGACATCGAGGCTGCTGAGGATAAAAAGAGCAAGGGTGAAAAACGTCTTGAATTGCTGCAACAACTCCAAAAGCAGGTGGCCAATCTGGAAGAGTCCGACACAGCGTTGTTGGAAGCGTATCACCAGATAAAGTCCATGTGTGAAGTGAATGAGCTTGGGACTGTCAGTGAATTTGATGTTTTGTCAGAAAGATACAAGAAAGATCTGATTGACGCAAATGACCTGATCAAAAAACTTAAAGCTCAAATAAATGCTGCCAATAAGCGAGTAAAAGAGCTTCAGAAGGATTATGAAGGCAAAAATAATCTTTATACTCAGCATACCCAAGAGCAGTCTGAATTGACTGAAAAAGACAAAGCTCTCATTGAGAAATTCAACAAAGAGGTTGCTAAGATTGATCAGCAACTTGATAAAATTGAGGATCAGATTAAGGTTCATAAGTCACGTCAGGCTCAATTAGAGACTTTGATTGCTCGAAATTCCGCTATGATGGATGGCATAATCATCTGTCCGAAATGTGAGCATAAATTCTTTGTCGGTAACGAGATTACCGTTGAAGAGGTGCGAGTAAATCTTGTCAATTTCAGAACTGAGATGGAGGATAATAAATCCAAAGTCAAGAAACTGAATGAAGAATTTGATCACTATGATGATCAGGCTGCTACCAAATCAGATGAGATTGAGACTATTGAAAAAAGAATCAAATCTCGGTCTCTCGACTTAAATACAGAATATTCATCATTAGTGTCCTTATCCAAGGAATTGGATGAGGCAGAGCGTTCAGTATCATCTCTTCAGAAACAACAAATTTCTACCGAGAATGAGCTTGACCGTATCAATGGAAAGATTGAGGTCATGCGTAATCGTTTGTTCGGAGAAATCAATGGCATACTGGAAGGTCGTATAACCAATGGCGAAAACTACATTTCCCAGCAGACTTCTTCTATAAAATTTATTCAGGGTCAGATGGCGCAGTACCAGCAATCAAAACGTGAATTGTTGGAGGCTCCACAGACTGACTTTACAGCCTCATTGAAGGCTTCTTTGGAGAAGTATCAGTCAGATCTTCAGAAAGCCGAAAAATCAGCCTCTGACATTCAATCAGAGTATGACATTTTGAAGAAGCAGGAGCTGGATTTTGTGATGTTCAAGTCATATATTGCAAGAAAAAAGATTGACGCGCTTTCCCTGATTGTAAATGACTTTCTGGAGAAGATTGGCTCTGATATACGTCTTAAACTGGAAGGCTTCACAGTAACTAAGACCGGCAAACTGAGAGATAAGATTTCAGTTCAGGTTATGCGTGACGGTATTGATTGTGGATCTTACCATAAGTTCTCCGGAGGCGAAAAGGCTCGACTGAATCTGGCTTGTATCCTTTCTCTTCACACTCTCACAAATTCTAATTGTGAGGATGGCAAAGGATTGGATTTCATCATAATAGATGAGCTACTTGATAAATCTGATGAAATGGGTATGGCGACCTATTGTGAGGCTTTGAACAAGCTCGGCCAGACCGCCTTACTCATTACTCAGGGAGGTGTCTCAGAAGGCTATCCGCATAAGCTATTAATAGTAAAAAAACAAGGAATTTCAACCATTTCAAATTAATAGTTATGCAGAAGTTAACTGAAGAGTATGTTCGTCAGTTAGGACGTGGTGACGTAATGGCTTTTGATGTGGCTACTCACTGTGGGTACTACACTCTGGGCGATTACGGCACCAAGGTTTTTCCTAACAATGACAAGGCACCGAAGTATCTGGGCCCGGATTACGCCCAGCATAAGGCTTTTAGGAATTGGCTTATTGATATGCTCACATCCCACAAAATCAAAGCTGTGGCTGCTGAGGATGTTATTTATGGCCATTTCACAGACTTTAGGAAGTTATGTGAGTTCCGGGGTATCTTACTGGAAGTCTGTGAAACACTGGATATTCCAGTGGTAACATTTAAGCCCTCTGACATCAAAAAGCACGGAACCGGTAAGGGCAATGCGGACAAAAAAATGATGATTGAGTTCGCAGAAAAGCGATACCACATTGAAGTGGATGGTGATGATAATCTTGCAGATGCTATACACATCTACATGTATTTTATTCATCGCTATAAGCTATAACTAATCTGCTAAAAACAAAATCATTATGAATAATTTGCCCTTTAAGTTCGCTTCAAAATGTCAATCAATGCTAAAGATCCGGGAAAATCCCCCAAACCGACTGCAAAATGTCGGCAGTTAAGTCCTAAAGAGAAGGAGCGTCTTTTCAATATGTATATCGTTCCTAACCTTGCGGATATTAAAAGCCTAACCAAGTATTATACAGCAAACTATCAAGATGTAGATGATAATTATCAGCACTGTTTAGCTCAACTTTATAACTATATTGGCTCCTACAATCCAGAACAAAAGTTGATGACTTGGCTCCATATCGTTGTTAAACGTGCCTGTCAGCACGAAAACAAAAAACGAAGTGAAGAATCTCAGTATTGGACTGATATTGAGATGTGTTCGATGGAGGATATATATCAGCATGGAACGAGTATGGTTTCAGAAGTTGAATTTGGGAATTTGATAGACAATATCTCAGACCAAATGTTAGAGGCATTGATGAAAATTCCACCCCAGAGGTTATCACCTTTTATGATGTACGTTCAGGGTCATCGAATAAGAGAGATAACAGCAGCTGAATGGAAGCTCGGACATCTTGAAAAGCGAAGTGAAGATATAGTGAAAAGCCGAATTTATTGGGCAAGACGAGAACTGCAATATATACTGAGACAAAATGGAATTACAAGAAAGAACCGTAAAGGTGCGACAGATGATCGAGACCGTTGTGAAGAGGACGATTAATCCCAAATGGCGGTTTACACAAAGCGGAATGGCTGCGCTCTATATCCAAAATGGATTGCAGCTTTTACCGGCATTGTTCGGTGTCTCAGATATTGATGATGAGCGCATAGTTGATTATTTGGTCTATCAGATATATCGTTATCGCACATCTATTGCTAACAGTTCGTGGCAATACACTTACCTGTTCTCTCAGGCTGCTTTAGAAAAATATCGTAGTCAGTTCCTGAGTGCTGATGGTAAGGCCGGCATGAATTATTATATCAATCAATGGCTGGATGAGGCAGAATTATCAAGAGGGCAACTAACCTTGATGATAGAGAAACCGAAACCAGACCCATTGAAAAAAATGGTTTATCTTGCATCTGAAGAGCCAATCAAAAAACGGTTTTTGAATACTGATGCAGGGCTTGCCCTCTGTCAGAGATCAACTACCGGTTGGAGTCCGCTTTCAGAGGCTTGCAAACAATGTGATAACTGGGTGGAGTGTGGCAAAATGACCGCTAAGAAGTACCCAGAGCTTATGCGGTACAGAAAAGAAGTTTATCATGGCAGGAAAGAAAAATGAAAACGTGTTGACTTCTGAGTTCCTTGCGGAGCTGTATAATTGTGCCATAACCAACAATCAGATCTGTTCGGTTGTGAGCCGCTATATGGAAGATCAATTTCTTCCGGATCCGCAGTATCAGTTGTTAAATGTGACTCTGAAGAGCTATTTTAATGAGTACAAAACGGCACCTCAGTATGGCATAATCTCACAGCGTCTTTCATCTTCCAGAGCTGTTTCAGAGCTTTTGGAAGAAATTAGGGAAGTTTCCACCAGTGTCAATCCCGAAGGTATAAGAGACCAATTTGAAGAATATCTTAAACTCGTTCAATTTAAGAAAATCTTTAAGGAGGTGTCTAAGAAATATGAGGAAGGCGCCCGGCTCGACGCTATGATGTCGTTCACTCACGAAGCATTGAAGCTACAGCAATTTACTCTTAAACCTGAAGAGTTTATTGACATTGCTCAGACGTATGAAGAAAGATTGCGTGAGAATAAGATGCGTAGTGAGAACCCTTCCTCAAAGATGGTCAATAGTTTTTATATTGACGGGCTTGATGAGATGAATAAAGGGCGTAATCTTCGCACTCAGCTTTCTCTGTTCCTTGCTATGTCTGGTGTCGGTAAAAGCCATATCGCTCGATGGATTGGTTACAATGCAGCTTATATCAGCGGACTTGATGTGCTGCATATCCAGTTGGAAGGTGCTGCTTCTGAGACCACCGATGCTTATTCCGCAATGCTCAGTGGCACTACCACTTATGAGTATGAGACTGGCAAGGTCAATAATCATACTCTGGAGCATTTGAAGGACTTGCTCGATACTTATAAGGGTACTTTGAGGGTCAAGGCTTATCCAAAATTCGGCAAGGAGGTTTCAACCACAGACATCAGAAACGACTTGGAGAAGTATCGTGAGAAATACGGTAAGTATCCTGATGTTGTCGTGGTTGATTCACTCGACCTTCTGACCGATTCTTCAGGTAAAAATTGGGATTCCAAAGCATTACGGCATAAACGCATTGCTACGGCACAAGATCTCAAAGACTTGGCCGGTGAAACAGATGCTTGGTTCGTTGTCACTTATCAGGCTACTATTGAGAATCCTGAATGGGTCAATGATGAAAAGAACGTCCTTACAGCCTTCAATACTTCAGAATGTAAGGGATTACAGAGACCTTGTACCCATCTTATTTCACTTAATCAGAGTAAGCGTGAATATCGTGAACAGACGATGCGCTTATATGCGGATAAGTTCAGGTTCTGCAAGAAAGGTGAGCCATTCCGGATTGCATTGGATTACGAGCATGAAGTATTCTATGACCGGGTAAGGACCTTAAATCTTCCACGCGAGGCTTCCTAAGCCTTTTATGAATTTGATGAAAGCAGTGATATGACAGGAATACATAAATGATTTTATCACCAGAAATTCAGCGATCCATTGCCGATGAGTTACTATACGACTTGGGCGGTAAGATGGATGGATCCAGAAGAAATATATTGGTTCCCAACTGTCCTTTTTGTGGGCATGATGGCTTCAAATATGGTATCTATGTCGGCAATAATGTCGGTAAGAAGCGTTTTGGAATGTCAAATTGCTACCATTGTAATCGTCGTTTTGGTTCTCTGAAAGATACCCTCAAAGCTCTTGACCGAGAAGATCTCCTTCCAGCAGAGACCGTAGAACTTGACGATGAAGAGACCGACATCTCAGCATTGTTGGATGACGAGCTTGATGACGAGCTTGTGAAAATCTCTATGCCTAATGGATATAAGCGCTGTTACAAAAACGCTTATTTGAAGTCGCGTGGATGGGTGGTAGATGATTATGAGTATTTCCCAGTTGGCACTAATCGCTGTATTGAGCGAGAATATGAAGATTACATCATTCTTGAAATTCGGGATGAAGGCCGTATTGTTGGCTTTGTAGCGCGTTGCATACTCAGCAAAGAAGAAATTGATAGCTATAATGCCCGGCACCATTACAAAATCCGTCGGTATAAGAACTCCGATGAGCGTGAAGGTAACGGCTTCTCAAAAATGCTTTATAACTATGATGCGATTGAGTCTGGCACCACTCATTCGGTAATACTCTGCGAGGGGCCGTTTGATGTGGTTGGACTCAATCGTAAGCTGGAGTTGTATGATAATAAGCACATTGTGCCGGTAGCAACTTTTGGAAAAAAGATTAGCCAAGAGCAGATGTATAAACTCCAGAAAAAAGGGGTGGAGCAGATTGTTATCGGGTATGATAATGACGCTAAAGAGACAACTGCCCGGATAGCTATGGAGCTGGATAAATACTTCGATGTGTTGATTGCAGACATCCCAGATGGAGTTGGCAAAGACTGGGATGAAATGGATGTCGAGGACATCTATGAAGTATTTGCCTATAATCTAAAAACAGTCAGAGAATTTAATCTTGGATGAGATGAAAGAGGTGGTATCATTAAAAGAATGGCTGGATAACCATAATCTCATATATTCTTTGAGGAAGGATGTTCTTGTTATCCCTGGATTTGGCCGTTGTCTCATTCAGGATAACTATGATCATATCTTCAGGCAGACTAAGGATGGGGATGTGGTTTTCAACAGTATCGAGAATTATTCTTATCTGATAGCAGATGAGATTTATTATATTGTATTTCCTTTTGGGTGTCGGTGGTACTATATCGACATTCGTAAGGATCCTTCTGACCTCCAGTTCAAAATACTTCGGTATGTAGGTGAATCTCCGAAGTTTGAACATGAGTGTGAGTTTTACCCATTAGGCTTACATTCAGGTTTTGAGTTACTGAATGGTAGTGGCTTATTAAAAGACTGGTGTGCCAAGGCAAAATTCCTTGGATATAAGGGCATTGCAGTTGCTGATAGGAATACTATGGCTGCTTCCTTGGATTTGCAACAGTCAGCTACTGATGCTGGACTGAAATATTGTTTTGGATATTCCCTGACAGTACGAATTGGTCTGGATAAAGTCGGCGTTAAGATATACGCTGCCACTCAGCAAGGATTTAGGAATATGTTGCGTATTCAAAAAGCAGTTGCGGTAGATAGCTTTGAAACCAAGGAAATTGACCTGATCACATTACTAAATCTTGCTGAAGGCAATACTTTAGTTTTTGATAAATGGAGTGGTCATTGGCTTACCGAAAACAAGAACGCCTTGCAGGATTTTGTGGACGCTTTTGATGGGTGGGTATATTTTCAGGTAGATACGACCGAGTATCGTGCTGACAGAATAGACTCAACATTGTTGCAGAGCCAGAAAGCGTATTTTGACAACTTCTATTTGGGCAATCTGGAATATTCGATGAATATACGTCCAATTTTGATTCAGGATGTGTATTATCTTGACAAAGAGGACTGGCGTACCAAAATCATTTTGAATAAAGTCGATACCGGCGCCGCGCACGAGCAATCATATAAACAGTATCTGAAAACTATTGATGAGATTTATGCTGAATTTCGTGCCCTGTTCTCAGATAGATATGATGATGAGGTTTTTTATGATATGTGCGCTGCTACTGCTGACATCATAGAAAATGCAACTGCCGCCTATGACCTGAGTGACAATTATGCCCCTAAGTATGATATGACACCCCAGGAGCAGGCAAAATATGGTGATACTCTCACTATGTTTCGAGAGCTGATTGAAGATGGCTTCCGAAAGCTGGTGCCGGAAGGAGAAGAAGAAGTTTATCGTAGGCGTGTAGAATATGAAAAATATGTAATCGAAAGTACCGACAATGTAGATTACTTTCTCATTCAAAGAGATGAGCTAAACTGGGCACAAGAAAACGGAATCTTGACTGGAATTGGTCGAGGCTCTGCCGGTGGCTGTTTACTTCTTTATCTGATGGGTATCACATTTATTGATCCTCTGAAGTACGATTTGATTTTCGAGCGCTTCTTGTTGCCGGAGCGTGCTGGCTTGGAGCCGGATAAGGTAACGATTATGGCTGATGATATTGAATCCTCAGATTATTTTGAGGTGGCCTTTGATAATGATACAATACTCTTGCTTGACAAGGATGCGGAGTTAGTTGTAATCAGAGATGGTGAACAACTG